GGACATGATACACATGATAAAGCCGTGCTCAGTAGCCGCATAAGTAGCGCTGTTGTTACCAACAGCAGAACCAGCAGCGCCGAGAGCACCAAGGCCGCCACCGCCTGTCGCCGTCTGAGCGATCGGAGTGAACTGGAGCGGCGTAGAACCTCCGCCGATATACTCGGCTCGCTGGAGTCGCGCATCGGGATTCCTCACACCAAAAATGTTCTCTGTGATCTCGGTATACCGAGTACCACCGCGAGCCATACGCTCCAAAAACACCTGCACCTGCATCGCCTGACGAAACACGTTGATGTCAAGCTCAGCAAAAATCTGAGGCACGTCATCGGCTGCCGACGCCTCAAAAATCAAATTGTGCGCGGCAGACTGGTAATACACGGCATAACTCGCCGCACCGGTCGGATTCACCGAGGTAGGCGTCTCAGACACGGCAAACGGGCCCGCCGTCGGAACCGTCGGATCAGGGACAGCCAGACCAGAAACCGGCTGCTGAATAACCGGCGCGACAAACTTCTGAGGCCACGGCAAACACGAGGTGAAATAATCGTGCGACTTCGCGCGACGACGAACCGGATAAGACGCCTCAGTGAGCGTGGTGTTATCCACGGTGCGATTGGCAGACGTCACCAAATTCTCATCGCGATACCACTCGTTGTACAGCTTGTTGTACACACGCGCCGGCAACGCGTTCACCGACAACTGCGCAGTCGGCTGACCGATCGTCGGCAGTCCCATGTAGTCAAAAATCGACCCAACGGCAAACCCATTGCCCGTACTGGTGATCTGCGGCACCGTGAACGCGATCGAATCCCCAGGATTGTCCTGCTGGCCCATAAACTTCACAAAATCGGTCCACACCAACCGATTAGGCACAAAAAAACAATGGATGTCAATACGCTGACTATCCATAATGGGAAACAACGGCGTCGCCGTACGCACAAATGGCGTGAACTGATACTTGAAGTGATCACCGGGATACACTTCCTCCACGTGAAACGGAATCAACAAACCCGCGTCAAACGTGAACTTGATGCTGAAAGACCCCGCGAACTTCGACCGCGGGATATCGGGACGCGCAATCATCGCAGCGTCGTCCTGGCTAACAAGCCGCCTCGTCGGAAGATTGTAGCCAGGCATCTTACGCCTCCTTCAGAAGGCTCAACTGCCCATCAGCCTTCGGCTGCAAATCGACGACCTGCCGAGCAGTCAACACCACAACAGCATTGTACGGCTCAACGAAATACTGCATGGTCACAGGAAGATCATTCTCATAGTCCTGAGACACATCGCACAACGAAACCAACTCAAAATCGTCTGGATACTTGCCAAAAACAGAATTCGCCTGCGTGACAGCCTCAGCAAAACCACGACTGGCCACAGTGTCGTTCTTCTCAACGTGAAACGACGAAAACGCCTTCGCCTTCTTGTCGTGCAACGCGTACAACTTCATAGCTGAGCCCTCTCGGATTTGAGACGAACACGCGCCGAGGCGATGTCCTCGGACGCGACCAACTCCCTCACGGTGATACGACCCATACGCTCAACCTTCTCGAGCTCCAAAGCCGCACGCTCCGACTCGGACGCACTCTCCCGCCAACTAGCGTGAAGGAACCGTGGTACTGGAAACGGTCTCTGCTGCCAAATAGCATGACTACGCCACGACCGAAAATACTTGCGAAAATCTCCCGCGATGCCAGGACGGCGTGACATCGTAAGAAAGGGAGGCTGATGCGTATAGACCTCTCCGGTCGCAAAGTCGACCTCCTCGCCCTTCGGGCGGTGAAATCCCAACTTCTTGGCACAATAGCCAGCAACATAGGAAACACGGGCTGGCGTCACCGGATCCACCGTGACAAAGCCCTTCGACCAACTGCGCTCGATGGCCTCGCGATCGTTGGTCCCAAACAAAATCGCGTGATAGTGCGGACGCTGCCTACGCTCTCCGTACTCGCCGCACCCAAAAACGCGGTACGCGCCAACGCGCTTCCGCAACGAACGAATGAACCCGGACAAATCGGCCTTAGACAACGTGGGAGGAACATAACGGTCCGAGTAAGTAAGCGTCACAAACGACGCCACAGGATGCAACTGCAACTCCAAAGAACACCGAATAGCCCATTCACGCGCACGGGAAATCTGACAACCCACGCACGAACCACAGGGCAACAACAACTCCGCAGTATCCAACACATCCTGAGCACGATCTACCGAAAACTCACGGACCGGAGTCCCAATCACCACACGCTTAGACGACAAACCTAAAGGCCTATGTGCAGGAATCGGGTGAACACAGGGCATCAGAGCCTGATGCCGCCACGCCGATTCCGCTGCACGTTGACCTTATCGGTCAACCCCACACGCTTTTTGAACGAGCTGACGCTCTTAGACTTCTTCACGCCGTGTCGCATGGCCACGCCTCCAGAAAGGGTTAAGTGAGTTCCACAGGGAACTCACAGCACATATATGACAAGAAAGGTATATGTGCGCAAGGCTGTGTCGTACCGACACAGCAAAGGGGGGGCCGCTAGTCGCTCGGCACCCCCCAAACCGGCCCGCTTTTGGGCCTAAACGAGCCTAGGAGGCTCTAAAAGCGCGAGGACATACTGAGAGTCCTCTCTGGCTTCAATAACGGCGTACGCGTCAACGTAACGACCGGCAGCCCAAAGCCGGTAGAACTCGCGAGTACGCCGAAATAACTCCTCACTTCCGATCGCCATCTGCCGCGCTATCGCTTGGCGAGGCCGCAGAATCGCCGGCAACCGCAGCCGGCGCTCCTGCAGCCTTCAACAACTGCTGCAGCTCACCCGTAGCTGCAGCCTTCTCAACGTTCGCCCAGGACTGGTACCGATCACGAACGACCTTGGGCAACTGCAACCACTGCTGACTCGAAGCCTCGACAAGGCCCAACGCAGTGGTCAAATCCATCGAATCAAAATCCACGGCACCACTCTTCGTGTGGTGTCCCACACCAAAACGCTGCACCTGATACGCCAAATCGGACTGCAGCGCGTACTCCTGGCGCGCCATATCCTCACCCTCTGTGCAAACAATAACGGGCGACAAACCGCCCTCCAACACATCAACGTGACCACGAATCGGATTCTTCACAATCACCTCGGACGAATGAGACGAAGCAAGGGCAGAATGCCCTTCGCCACAGGACCCAACTGATCTAACGACTTCCACAACTGCGCCTCAGCATTCGCACCGGGCACCTGTGCGCCGGTCAGCTGAGACAACGCCCTGGCCTGGTTCAACTGCCACGGCTGCAACGCCATCTCCTGCACCATACGCGCATACTGAGACTTCGCGTACAAATCAGAGAGCGAACCCGGCTGCCGCGTCACCCACGGCAACGCCTGACCCTCGGCCACAGTGGCCTCCGCATTAGACCTCTTCGTAACAGCCGCCTGCGTACGAGCCTGCTCCTGCAATAGAGCAACCTGAGCCATCTGCGCCTTAGCGGCCAAACCGCTAGAGACGCCCTTGCCAACAGCGTCCTCCACCTGAGCCATGGATCCGCCAGGCGAACTAGAGGGACGATCGTACGCCAAGGCAGGATTCAAACCGGCGGACGCATAATCCACAACACCGCGCTGCGCGGCAGTGTTCGCCATCCGCTCCTGAAACTGACGATTCCGACGCGCCTCAGCCGCGGCGGAGCGATTCTGAATCGCCCCGCCGACAGCCGAAATCGCGCTCGTCACGGCCGGAATCAACCAGGCCGGCACTAGAACCTCCCGAGGCCGGAGGGCGTCCCGTACGTCGGCAACGGACGCACCATCTCGCAGCGCACATGCACGTCAGCCAAGTACTGCTGCCCATTCGCGGCCGCACCAGCGGCCAACACACGCGTCATGGGCGGAGAGTCCTCAATAAACGTCTGACCGAGCGTCGGAGCAACACTGAACTGCTGCGACAAATGCCATTCGTCGATATTCGTCGCAGACGTAGGACGAAACAAACCAGCTACGCGGCTGTAATGCGTCCGGAGCTCGTGCCACCGCTCCTGATACCCAAACACGGTATCGTCCTGAGCGGCAATACCAGTGGCAAAAAGCTCACGGCGCTTCACCACCTGCTCACCCAAACCGGCAAATGCGGGATTGTAGAAATCATACAACGTGCGGCGGTCCCACATCTTGTGGACGCCCTGGCTGTACGAAAGCTCCGACTTCACGGACATGATACACATGATAAAGCCGTGCTCAGTAGCCGCATAAGTAGCGCTGTTGTTACCAACAGCAGAACCAGCAGCGCCGAGAGCACCAAGGCCGCCACCGCCTGTCGCCGTCTGAGCG